CTGGCTGTTTACAGTAGCTATTTTAACCACTCCTGTAATTCCAGTGCCTCTGACGCGCTGACCTACTGTCAACGTACCGCCCTGCACATTATCCACAGTCACTGAGGTAGAAGCAGATACCGCACCGTTTACATCGGCGGTAATCTTTGTGCTGCTGCTCTCAAAGATAGTGTCTCTGGATAAGGTGGTGCCAGACAAGGTATATGTGCCTAAACCAACCTCAAAGTCCGTACCGTCAGAACAAGCGTAATAGGTGGTGTTGCCATCACCTATTGTTGAAAACGCATCAAACGAAGAACCAACAACACCAGCCAGTGTATATGTGCCAGTGCCCGTGGTAGTGCTTGTTTCTTTAATACGGTCTTTGATAACCAGTGCCATTACTTCAACTCAACACTCAAGTTAGTTGCGTTAATACGGAAGATATCCCCCGTAGCGATTGTCTTGCTTGCATCCAGCGCACCAATGAACAGGATGTTAGACCCGTCAAAAGTTAGCTTGGTATCGTCTGCAATAGTTACAGCAGTGTCCAGAACAATCGCGTTCTGCGAAGTTACTGTAGCTACACGAACAATCCCTGATGCGCCTGTGTTAAGAACCACATCCCCTACAGCAATCGTCCCAACATTACCGTCAAGAGCTACGCTTGTAGAGGAACTAACCGCACCATTTACATCGGCTGTTGCAATGTTTGCGTCAGCAATGAAAGCATGTGTCACAGTGTAACTTGCAATACCGCTTGATGCCGAATACTCGATGTTGTCATCGTTCTTAATCAACTGCTGGTCAGAAATCACTGTGTCAGAAATGCTATGTGATGCGGCGGTTGTGCTTGACGCGCCACGAGTACAGCCTGTCAAAGTATTTGTACCATCAAATGTAAGGGCGGTGTCGTCAGCCACTGTAACCGCAGTATCCAATACAATGGCAGTCTGTGATGTCACAGTAGCCACACGAACCGTACCAGAGATGCCTGTGCCTGTTACAACCATGCCAACTGTAATTGTGCCGCTGTTACCGTCCACAGTTACGTTGGTGGAGGATGAAACAGAACCATTTACATCGGCAGTAGCAGAGCCGTCCTTGCCTGTGAAGGTGATGATTTCGTCATTGATTGTCACTGTACCTGAAGAAGGGAAAGCTTCGCCGTCTGTCAGAATCAGTTCTGTGTCAGCAGACCCCGCCGCTACAGCCAGTGTGGTAACAGATTGTTTCCAATTTGCTGCCGTTACTTGCTGACGAGTATAGTTAGCGTCTTCTGAGCTAACAGACACTTCTGTTAAATTACCATGTTCAGCATTACCTACAGCGGTAGCCAAACCAACATAGATGCTGTTGCCTAGTGAAGCAAAGGAAAGAGAGTCATTCTTGAACAGATAGTCCAAGATGCGTCTTTCCAGATATGTGGTTGCCGCGTTACTTGTTGCCATCTTAAAAACTCCTAAGTTCTTGGCCTATCTGGTAAGCCCCGTCTATATGCATCACTGTTCTCTCTAGCTTCTGCCAAATCCTTCAGTCTTTGAATTTCCTGCGCGAATCTCTGCTCGTACAGTTGCATCATATCGGCTTCACCTTTCATGTAAGTATACGCTTCCACAAGTGAGCCGTAAAGAAGAGCGTTCGGGGCATTCTCGCTCAACCATGATGTTCCTGCCCCAACACCAGCAGTGATGCTGGCAGGGCGGTAATAGTAATGTAGTTCTACAGTGTAAGCTTGGTCTGGTGTTGGGCTTAAAATAAAGTTATCAACATCAAAAACACTGTAGTATTTAGGCGCCGCATTTGCTCCCGCATCGTTGTTATACTGTTGAACAAAATTTACATCCTTCAACAGAAGGAAGTCTTCGCTTCCCGCAGTTGTTAATTGCAAACTAAACGGCGCCAAGTAATCTCCGGGGACACTTAAATAAGGGTCTGTAGCGGTTAGGGTAGATGTCGCGTTTTTACGGAAAAGCTCTAAGTCAACAAGCGCAAATATGCGGTCTTCCGCCGCTCGTATAAAAATAGGCAAGTTGTTTGTAAAAGATGTTTCTGTATTTTCAGCAAAATCTTTTATAGCGTCTTGTAATTGAGTGTAAGTAAATGACATCGTTTGCTCCTAGTTAAGCAGGGTCACTGGCCCCGCAGTCGCATCTTGACCACCGCCTCGTGTACCACCTGTTGTTGCCGCTCCACTGGATGCTGTAAATGTATATGTATCCGTATTGACAACAGTAATTGAATAACCCAATGAATTTTCAAGAACAGCTTTTGTAAACCCATCAAAGCCCCTCACCTTTCTAAATCTTACAGTGTCACCTGTGCTTCTCCCATGAGAAAGCTCTGTCACTGTAATAATAGCAGACCCAATCGAGCCGCTTTTAAAAGAATTAGGACTTAACATATTCTCAACAGCAGGCTCTTGTCTGTCAGGTCTAGAATTTTTGATAGCCTCCGCGTCCGTAGATTTTCTTCTTGGCTCTAGCTGTGGGTGTTTTGGTTCGTACTCATCCTTACCTACAAGAAACCCATTCCACTCCATACGCATGTCTTTTAACCGATAGCGAAAGCCAGAACGGTCAGAAATCCCATACGCATGTTTTCCCGCAGCAAACTTAGACATCATCCAACTCTGTAATTTTGCAAACTTGGGGCTATGTTAAAAGATGCCCTGTCTCTGTCTTCAGCCAAAGCTCTAGCAAACTCTTCTTCGTAAAAAGACTTTAACATCGTTACTTTATCAGGCGCTTTTTTAATAGCCAAATAATACGCTAATCCCGCCGCTAAACACGGAAAAAATCTAAACGGAACAAATACTGTATTTGTTGTTTTGTCAGCATCATCCAATCTAGTCAAGACATCAAAAACAAGAGTGTCTGTGCTGTTATTAGGCGAAGGCCAAATGTTTATTTCTGGCGTTATCTGCCTATCTATAAAAAACTGAGTTGGTCTTGCTTGTGTGTTTTTATTAGGAATGCTTAAAAATGCATCACGGCTGATTCTGCTCATGTTTATATCGGCTTGAGACGTTCCTGAACCTTGCCGAACAACCATCGACAACACATCAATAACATCCGTACCCAGAGAATATGCAGAAGTGCCTTGAGTAACAACCTGAGTTCTTTGCTCAATAGTCCACTGATTTAGGCCTCTGTTAGCCCATTCAGCAAACATTAAGTTCATAGAGCGCTTTGCTGTTTTTAAGTCATAACCATTGCGAACTTCTAAGCCACAACGCTCAAAAGCTTCTTCAATATAATCAGATACGTCTAGTTCAAAATTAGTAGAGCCTGATACTGCCATTTTATTTCTTCTTTCTTTTCAAAGACTTTACACGGCGTGGCTTCCCTGATGGCTGACCGATACGCTTCTTCTGGGCTATCCTACTACGTTTTTCGGCAGCAGTCATCTCCTTGGATGTTTTTGGGGTTTTAGAAGACACTCTTTTAGAGGGGCGACAATATGGAGTACCCCGTTTTTCACCTTTGCGTCTGCCACATGCCTTCCCCGTGCGGACATCCTTCCAATCTTCTTTGAACCACCGCTTGAGATTAGCTCCAGCTTTTGTTTTTCTAACCGCCATATTCGCCCCATCAATACATTCTAGTCGGCTTATCTCTCATAACCGCGCCGCCACCACGCATCTTCTTCGCTTTGGACTTGTTGCCCCAATTCTTTGCGCCAACCTTGCGACACTTTGCGATTGCACCTGAAGCATACGCGCTAGGAAATACGCGGTAGCGAGCCTTTACTTTCTTATAACAAGCATCTTTTGGCATCTTTTTGCCTCCTGGCTTACTTATCTGTTGGGGCGTTTGCGAGCGTGATATCGGCAAGTTTTTTCTCCGAAATAAATTGTTCCCACATAGGCCTAATCATTTGATAATTAGCGTCAACCTTTGCATGTGTCTCTGCTAGGTCAACCTTCATATCAACAATGCTTATTCCCACCCATCCTATGAACGGAATAGACAAAGTGGCAAAAAAGCTAATTACGCCTATCAAAATTTTAACTAGCATTTCCATCTCCGCCGTGCTTGTCTTAAACGGCTGTTTGGATTTTTAGCCGCTTTAGGAAATTTCTTCATTTGACCAGCGCTGCGAGCGCAGAACGATTTACGGCGCTTTGCGGCTGCCGAACCTTTTTTAACCTTGCCTGTAACGGCGGTCTTTAACTTTGAGCCGGGGTTTGCCTTACGATATGCGGCAACACCCTTCTTTGTCATACCCGCGCCAGCTTTGGTCTTGCGGTAGTTGCCGCCCTTTCCAGTGGTCTTGCGAATAGGGTTTTCTTTTTTGCGAGCCATTATACACCCACCTCATTCTTAATGTATGTAATGTCTAGCGTGGCGGAGGCTGTGATTGTACCACCCGCAGAATCAGCCCGCGCTCTAACTTCAATATCTGTTTTTTCCGTAAATTTTATAGGGTTCCAATAGGAAATAGCCGTGCTGTTATTGGCTAAAAGAACCCTGTCTTTTATATTGAAAACGCCGCCATCTGGCCTGCCAACAAATGAGAAAATAGCAAACTTCCCTGCGGAAGAAGACGAGGAAATATCTTTTTGATGAACATAGGCAGTGTATCCTCTTGGAACTGTCCAGAGACACATCAAGGTTTGATTGTCACCAATAGCAACAGTAGCATATTTGTTCACTGGAACGCCGCCTGTTGGAGTGGCTTCAGTTCCTACATACAAAACGCCTGCATTAGCCCCTCCAGAGCCTGCGGTGTTTACCACAATTCTATTAACACGATACCAGTTCAAAGCACCGTTTAGCTGCACTCCTGTTTGACCATTTAGCGAAACAGTTTCACTTATCTCGTCAAAATTTGCATCCAATCCAGACACGGTAGCTGTTCTAGCTCCTGTCCCCGCAGAAGTGTCGGCAGTAGAACTGCTAGAAATATACATCGTGGATGCTGTTGTCGGGTAAACATACAAACCGCCTTGCGCCCAGATGGTTTCCGCGTCAGTGCCTATAGTAGGATTGTAGCCAAACTTATGAATGGGGTAATGTAAAGTAATTTGCCCACGAGACACCTGTAACTCAAATGGCTCTGATGTACCAACTTGACTTATGGAACGTATCTCGTGGGGCATAACAGTCTCCTAAGACAAGAAGATTGTAAGTTTGTTGTTTGTGCCTGACAACGCCGCGACAAAACAACCTTCTGTGGCAAGAATGCCATCATCAGGAATGTTCATAACATGGTTGCCTATACCAAAGCTTTGCTGAAGCAAAACTTCGCCAGACGCAGAGCCATTCTTTATGGTCAACGCGCCTGTGGCAGCAGCGTAGATAACAACTTGGCGGACGCGAGAGCGAGCCGCTCCCACAACTGCCGCAGTGTCACCTTGGTCAAAATTAAAGGCTTTTACTGGACCAGCCATAATAGCCTCCTATTAAGCGCCTGCGGTTGCGCCAGTGTCTACGCGGATGTAGTTAGAACCGTCAGAAAACACGAGGTTGCCAGTACCGTTTCCTGTTGTCTCAGATGCTTTTAGAGCGTCAGAGCAGAAAATGATACGACCTGTAGTCGTAGATGCTGCCGGAAGGTCAGCAAAGGCAATGCCTGTAGATTGAAATCCATTGGTCGAAATAATCGGACCTGAGAAGGTAGTGTTAGCCATGAGAAACTCCTTGTCTTGGCAAATGTCAGCCGCTTCATGCGACTGTCAAGGGATAATAAACTATACAATAAAAAAGGGCGGCTGTGAAGCCGCCCCTTTTAGAACATTTGTTCGCTTATGCGCCCGGTGAACCGAACACAGCGCGTGGGTCGGAATAACCGAAGCTATAACGCTCACGAGCTTTAAAGCGCATGTTACCTGAGTCGAAGTCAGCTTCCATG